CGTTTAATAATATATCAATACCGCCTTCAACTAAAAATCTAGACTTGTTTATTAAGAATTTTAAACAATACTATGATAAAGGAATAAGGAATATAACATTACCATTCATACATTGGATGGCTTCTGGTAAAATTCAAAAAGCATTTCCTGATTTATATATTAAGAATACTGTTTTGAATAGAGTTAGTAATGGACAGGAATTCTGGGACTCAGCTTTATATGGATTTGATTATATAAATGTTGATAGAAATTTAATTCGTGATGGAAAATCATTAAGAGATATAAAAGACGCTCAGAAAAGATTTAATGAGAAACACGGTAAATATGTTCCTATAAGCATTTTAGTAAATGAAGGTTGTAGAGGTTGGTGTCCTATGATGGACGAACACTACACATTAAATCAAAATAGAACAGAAGTTGGTTCTTATTTCGCTGATGAGAGATTGAGTGATAATTCTTGTCCTAAATGGAGAAAGGAAGATCCTGCATATTATTTAAGACTCGCACAATTCATTAGTCATCCATCACAATTTGAATTTCTCGAAAAACACGTAGATATTTTCAAAATGCACGGTAGACAAAATAATCAGTTACTTAGGGATTCTATTAATTGGATAAAAAATCTTGTTGCCGAAACGTATTCTGATGAAATTCTAGCACAATATGACCAAAAGAAACTCAAAAAATGGTTAAAATATATTCAAAATTGCAAAACTCAGTGCTATAAGTGTACTTTATGCGATGAATTGCATGAAACCGCAACAAATCTAGAGATAATAACAGATTAGGAGTGTTCTTTATTGGTCGTTCGTAAATTCAAATTGATATAAATAGTAATAAATAAGAGAATTGACCATGGCAAAATTACAATCAGCAACAGACTTAAAAGACTACGCATATCGAAGATTGGGTTCGCCGAAGGTGGACATTCAGGTTGACGACACTCAAGCGATGGATAGAATTGATGATGCTCTACAAATGTTTGTCGAAAGACATTATGATGGTGCTGAAGAAAAGTATGTAACTATTGCATTTACGGCTACAGATGAAACAAACCAATATGTGACATTAAATGACGATATTATCGCAGTAACTAGAATTTACGAACCGGGTAGATATTCTTCAGAAGCAATGAATGACGTTCGTTATCAAATTGCCTTTGACCAAATGTTTGACTTGACAAAAGTCAATATGCAATATTTTGAAATGACTATGCAACATTTAGATATGATTTCTGATTATTTCAAACCAGATAGAACTTTTACATTTAACAAAGCAAACAATAGATTATACTCACATTCGGGCACAATGTTAGGTCCATCTTGCAATGTTAAAGGTGTATGTTCTGACACTTCACTCACAACAGAAACATTATGCGTATCACCTGCAACCTGGACTGCATATACAACACAATCGGTCTGTGAAACTGCAGGAGAAACTTGGTACACTGGTTCAGCAATAGTATTAAGAGCGTTCGTTGGTTTAACTCCAGACACTGGAACTTCATACGCACTAGATGTATATAACGATGAGTGGATTAAGAAATACACAACTGCATTGATTAAAAAACAATGGGGTTCTAATATGAAACAATTTGACGGTATGCCACTACCAGGCGGTATTGTTGTCAATGGTCAACAGTTATGGGACGAAGCAAATGAGGAAATTCTTAGACTAGAAGAAGTTTTCTCACTTGAATATGAAATGCCCGTTAATTTCCTTGTAGGTTAAGATTATGGGTATGTTCGATAATATGTCCAAATCAACAATGATTAAGGACATGGTAGAGGAAATAGTAGAAGTCGTTGGATTTTCTGCGAAATATCTACCTCGTAAATATAAAAACTTAGATCCAATATTTGGTGAAGACCCAATTAGTCATTTTGATGAAGTCTGGACTTTTAATATCCTTATAGACGAATATCAAGATTATGGCGACGTAGGAGATTTCTACTCTAAATTTGGTGTACAAGTGACTGATGAAATGAAAGTCACATTTACTAAGAAATCGTTTGCGGAACAAACAGTATCAACTGATGACGATAAACCAATTGCTGGTGATTTATTATATTTTGGTGACCTAGAAGCATTGTTTGAAGTTACTTTTGTTAGTAATGATTCCTCTTTCTATCCATCACCAGACGGTCCTCAACATTGTTGGCAGTTAAATCTCAAACCTTGGGAATACGGCCACGAAAATATTGATGTTACTGATACAGAAATTACTGGTTTAGAAACAGAAATTGAAGCTGCTGTCACAAATGAATTGGGCATTCCAGATTGGGATTTACAAGACGATGATGTATTAAACTTCGAAGAAATGAATCCATTCGGATCACTAGGATAAGATTATGTTTGGAACTACTTTCTATCACGGAACTACACGTAAAATGATTGTTGCTTTTGCATCAGTATTTAACAATATTCACGTTCAAAGAAAAGAAGCTAACGGAACGTTAGTAAAAGACATTAAGGTGCCAATTGCATACGAAAGTCAAAAGAAATATCTAGCAAGATTAATAAAAGACACTAAAAAGAATCGCCAAGTTCCTAGAATGGGATTCATAATGAACGGTATGGAAGCCGACATGACTCGTGCAACAAATCAAATGAATGAATATAACTTCGTTCATGATACAGATGATACTAGAAAAAATAGATTATATGCTCCTATTCCATACAACTTTAATTTTACATTGGATATTTATGTAGATTATATGGATGATGGTCTTCAGATTATTGAACAGATTGTACCATACTTTCAACCAGACTTAAATGTTGTGATTGAAGAACTTCCAAACTTTGATTTAAAAAGAGATATACCAATACAACTAGATTCTGTAACTATGACAGATGAATTTGAAGGTGAATTTGGTGAACATAGAATTGTTAATTGGTCTTTAGAATTTGTCATGAAAGGTTGGATGTATCCACCAGTCACTGACGGTAAGATTATTAAGAAAATTACTACTAATTATAAATTTGCAGACTCGGTTACTGGAGAATTTGACCTTTCTAAGTCACCGATTGTTGAACAAGTTAATTTAGAAGTTGATCCATTATCAGCAAATGTAGATGATGTTTGGACTACAAAAGTCACAGTCGGTCATCCAGACGATCCAGATGATTCAACAGATGTTGATACTATGACTGAGGTCAATTGGCCAGAGATTGATTAATTATGAGAATATATTATGACAAAGAAAACAATAGAAGAAAAACTTGATGAAGAATTAGGTTTCAATGAAGATATTATTTCTGAATTTGAAAATCCAGAAGATATTGTTGTAGAAGCTGAAGCAGTTCTTGAAGAAACTAAAAATCTAACATCAAGAAGAGAACGTGGATTAACACCACGAAAAGAAATTAAATCAAATCCACTAAGTGGCGATTTGAATGATGATTATGAGTATGCTAGGGAAAACTTATATAATCTAGTTGATAGAGGAAACGAAGCACTAGAAGGTATATTAGAATTAGCGAAAGAAATGGATCATCCAAGAGCATATGAAGTTGCTAGTGGACTTATTAAATCTGTAACTGATACAACGATGGAGTTGTTGAGGATGCAGAAAGAATTACAGATTATGAAAGGGGAAAAACCCAGCGGTAACACGACAACGCATAATAATCTTTATGTTGGGTCCACTGCTGAATTACAAGCAATGCTTAAAGGCAAAGACCTAAAATAAGAGAGTGAAAATGGAACATAGAGTTAATAGTTTAGAAACTGATTTAGAATTACTGAAGAAGGACATGTCTGCTTGCCAAGCAAGTATTAGACAAGACCTATTGCATTTGAAAGAAAGTAGATCCGAATTACCTCAATGGTTAAAGAACTCAGCAGTTGGTATTATATTTGCTATCTTTTCTCAGACTATTGCCTCAGTATGGTGGGCATCACAGATATCCGCAGGACAAAATAATATGAGTCAACAAGTTGAAGCAAACACTTCATTTAGACTTAGTTGGCCAGAGAAACACCAAGAAGTTATGTTAAAACTTACAGAGATATCGGTAGACAATCAAAACATGAAAGGTATGCTTCACGACATTAAAAAATTACAAAACACCGACCATGGTCATTCTGGTCGGACTACAGAGTAAACACTCTTATATTACATTATGGCAAAAACGATATATCTAGGAAACCCAAACCTCAAACGTCAAAACGTAGAAATTGACTACACTGAAGATCAGATTAAAGAATATGTAAAGTGTAGAGATGATCCTATTTACTTTATCAAAAATTATATTCACATTGTTAATCTTGATAAAGGTTTAATTAAG